TCAGTTGGTGCTAATATGGCTTATTTGGCATTTATGGGAAACACTACTTATAATACTGTAGCAAGTTCAAATAGAGATATACAAAAATTTCAAGAATTTGCACAAGTACAAAGATTGAATATTGATATGAATGAACGTGAGGATGGTGGTACAAATTTATCAAAGGCTCATTTAGTAAATCCAAAGGCTGGTTATGTTGGGGGAGAAGAATCTTCTAAATTTACTACTAATGCTAATATGGATCATTATTCTAGATTAAAAGATGCGAATGTTACATGGAAAAAATATACACCAGCACCAGACGAACCTGCATCATTGGGTACGAGAAAAGCTAAAGTCGATAGACCAATAGATAAACGATCAATAGATTGGAGAGATGGAAAATTTGTTAGAGTTGCGAATACGGAAGCTGCAAAGGTATCTGAAAAAGATAGTGAGACTGAATAATGCCAATATTTGGAATATATAATTTACTTAATTGGAAATCTAGTGATGAAGAACCTGAACAGGTAACAACTGTAGAGACTTATACATTAACTCCAGAGGGGATGAGTACATCAACAGAAACAGGGTTGCCAGGTATGATAAATGAACTTAGCAATGCCAATATGGGGAACTTGAGCTTGAATCCACAGGCTGATAATTGGAGTGACAAACTAACAAAAGATTCGAGAGATCTAAAATTCAATGCCGACAGTGATAGGATTGGAACTTATCAGACTATGGGAGATGATATTGATGAAGAAGATACTCTAGAAGGCTATGAGGGAACACAACATAAAGAAATAATAGCTGAAGTGAATCAAGCAGGTGATACGAACTTTATACCAAATGCTGTAGTGGAAGCAGAAACTGAAATCACTTCCGAAGTAGAAGAAATACATCACCTATATCAAGAAGCTGAGGGGACAGGTTTTATATTAGATAGAATTAGCTTGAAAGAAAATATAAAAAAGTTAATTTTTACGAAAAAGGATGGTCCTGGAGATGATAATGTTCCTTTATCAGATACTATGAAAGAAGTAAATATGAGTATAACTATTGATGGTATTTCTGGAATAAAACCAGGAGATATATTTCAAACTGATTATATGCCATTGAATTATAATAAAGAAGTAATTGATATCGACTCTAAAGCGGATTTAGGTCCTCCATCATATTTTAAAGTGATATCACACACACAAGAAGTTAGTGACAGTGGATGGACTACTAAAATTGAAGGTCTCATTCATCCAAATACGGATGCTATGAAGTCTATACAAAAAATGAGAGCAGCAGGAGTTTATGATTATTTTAGATTGACAGGTCCTAGATCTTTTGGAATAAACCAATTACCTTTTGACTTCATAAGTAAAATATCAGGCTACATAGAAATGGCAGACCAATTCTTACAAAGAGGTAAGGGTTTTATGAAAGATGCCACAAAATATAGAGAAGATCAAAAAGTATTGAAATCACTTGCTAATGCTGAAACTGAAGCAGAAAAACAAAAAATTAGAAGTGAGTTTGATGGAGAGGTATTTCCAAAAGGAGAATATAATGGGGGATTTTTTGGTGAATTGGCTCAAGTAGCTGGTGCTACTGTTCACGCAGCTGGTGTTGGTATCGGTGCTGGATTATCAGGCGCTGCAACAATTGCTAAGGGTGTTGGTGTTGGATTTGGAAAAATAGGTGCTGAAGCAGCAACTAGACCATTCAACTTTTTAGGGGAAGATAGAGAAGAACCTGTAGCTGACGGAAAAACTAATCCTGCTGGTGGTACAACAGTAACAGAAAAAATAAAGAAAACTGATGTTGGTGGACAATCTGATAAGCTACCTATAAATGTTCAAGATGAAAAAACTGAAGAGTTTAGTCCGTGGATAGATATAAAAAATAAAGTATTGGGCTTATCATTGAACAACTATTTTAGAAAAAAGGCAAAAGAACGAAGACAGAAAAATGTAAAAGTTGCTAATTCTACTGGTGTTGTGCCCGAAGCAAAGGCTTTATTAGAAAAAATAACCTTTACTGATGAAGAGGGATTACTTGATGAGGGTACAGGTGGATTGGTTACTGTAACAATAACTACTGAGGGATTTTATAAAGGAGAGATAATATCGGAAATGGGATCTGCTCAGTCAACCACTGTTAAAAAAGCTATAGATATAGCTAAAAAGGAAAATAGAGATAAAATAGCAAACGCATTTTATGTAAAATTTCCAAATGACCCAATAGCTAGTCCTGAGGGTGGAGTTGCTGGGGACGGACCACAAAATCCTGGTTATCCATTTACTGGGGAAAACTTTGGTAAATCACCATTTGGTGGTTATGAAAGTGCCGAATTAGCTAGAGAGGCACAAGCAGCTGCTTTCGGTTTTGATAGCTGGTCTGCTTATACAGATGTAGCCAATGGTGGGTATGATAATCAAACAAGAAAAAATCATTGGGATGGTGATTCATCTCTTTGGTCACCATAATAAGGAGATAAAAAATGGCATATTCAGCAGAGAGTATGTATGGAATGACAGTAGAAGAGGCTCAAGAGGTTAGTCAACAACAGATTCAATCTTATGATGACCGTACTCAAGAAAAACTTCAAGAAATGATAAATCAAAAAGAACAAAGGGGTGGTACTAAGAAAAAAGTTTCTCCGAGAATAGCAACTATACATAAGGAAAGTGTTAGGGTAGTTACCAATAGAACTGCTAAAAAGAAAGAATTTAATTATTCAAATGGAAGACCTGTACCAAAGGGATTCAAATATCATACACATTACACTAAAAATTTTGAAGAATATAATATGACAGGTGGAAAACATAAACCATCATCAAAATTAATATGGAGAAGTAAACCGACTTCCTTTAGTTTATATAAAGGACTAAAAGGTAATATAGCACCTTTGAAATTAGAGTCAGAAATAACTAAACCTACAAGAAAAGATCGTACTAGAGGATTTATGTTTAGGTATTTTGCTAAAAAAACAAATGAGGAATCAGGACCAATAGAAATATCAGAACAAGATTACAATACAAGTAGTTTATATGACTATGAGAGAATTAGTTGGCATATCAAAGGTACACCAAATTATGTAAATGAACTAAATCAACTTTCCGTTGCTAGAGCAGAAATAAATGTTCCAGGTATAAATAAACTTTTACCAGCTTTACAATATTTTGAGGGTACTCTAACAACTTTACCATTAAAACAAGCTATTCAAGAAACTCTAGGAATAACCGAACCACAGGAACCTGTAGTTGAAGAAGAAAATACACAAACAGCACCATCTGGATACAATGCTGGTTCAGGAGGACCACCTCCTGGTTTTGGTGGAGCATATTAATCTGTATTTGGGATTTTTAGATAATATTTATAAATAAATCAAGGTTATAATATGAAAATTCAAGTCTTAGATAAAGGCTTCATTGAAGTCGTAGACTCATTGGGTTCTGACCTAACTGTAGTCAATTCAGCTAGAGTATCATTCGGTAAAAGAAAAACAAAGTTCGATAAATCAGACGAAAGATTAGTTCGTTATCTGGCAAAATACAAACACTATTCACCATTCAGGCATTTACAAGTTCAATTCCATGTAAAAGCACCTGAATTTGTAATGAGACAATGGTACAAGCACGTGGTTGGTATAGAAACCACATCTAATAGTTCAGCAAAAGATCATGCATGGAATGAGATAAGTGGTAGGTATGTGCCAGTAGAAGAGTTTTATGTACCTGAAGTTTGGAGAAAACAATCAGAAGATAATAAACAAGCATCAGAGGGTGTATTAGATGACTTACAACAGAAGAGAATGTCGAGTGTTTTCAATGAGTATATGAGACAAGTAGAAATGGCGTATGATAGAATGATTGATGCTGGTATGGCTAAAGAACAGGCAAGAATCATCTTACCACTAAATCAATACACAGAAGTATATTGGACAGCATCGTTTCAGGCGATAATGAATTTTATAGAATTGAGAAATGAAAAGACATCACAGATAGAGATACAAGAATATGCTAAATCGATGTTAGATTTGATGCACCAAACTTTCCCAAAGATTACAGAGATATGGAGCGAAGCACACAACTGGAAATAATTGAGTCTCACAAAGAGTGGGATAAATTCATAACAGAGTTCCAAATAAATAGCTCTGTTGTAATTCCTGTACAATGTGATGATAATAAACATCCGTTATCTACGGATTTGTGTTTATTATATGTTAAATTATTAGGGGATGTGAATGATAATTTGAATGAGTATGTATTGCCATTCAGACACACCGATGCGATGAACTTAGATTTTAAATATCTAAAAATGATGAAGACAGACAATGAGATATTTACACATGATAAGAAAAAACTACTTCATTTCTTCGATTGGAAAAATGTAATCGATATACAAATGAAAAAATACTTAGATACCAATCAACCATTTCCACTTGATGAGATAACCACTAATGCTCACGAACATTTCAATAGAGTCTATTGGGGACAATCAAATATAAATTGTATTATACCAATGCTGAAACATTTAGAAGCTTGTAGAATTATTGTTGATAAAATAAAATTAACTGCTTTTAATTCAATACCAAAGTGTATGAATTCCTATAACAATGATATGTTGGAGAGTTTACAGACAATAGAGGGTAATGGATTACAAACTATAGATGGTATGGTATATTCAGAGTACAATCCTTATACTTCTACTGGTCGTCCATCTAATAGATTTGGTGGCATAAACTTTGCTGCTTTGAATAAAAAAGATGGAAGTCGTAAAAAATTCATCAGTAGGCATGGAGAAGATGGTATGTTAGTTGAAATGGACTATGATGCTTATCATCTTAGACTAATTGGTAACGCGGTAAATTACAAATTCCCTAAAGGTTCAGTACATAAACATATGGCTAAACTATACAAAGTTAGTTATAATGAAGCAAAATCACTGTCGTTTCAATATTTATATGGTCATATACCAGACGATGTACTGAAAAAGAACCCATTTTTCAAAAAAGTTCAAGTATATATAGATAATACTTGGAGTACCTATAAATCCAATAATTTTATAGAATCAGATATTTATAATAAGAGGATATATGAACGAAATTTGGCGGATATGAACAAGAATAAACTTTTTAATTATCTTGTTCAGTTGATGGAAACAGAAAATAATATGAATACACTCACAAAATTATTACCAAAAATAAATGGTTATAAAAGTAAGATAATTTTGTATAGTTACGATTCATTTTTATTTGATGTTCATAAAGAGGATGGAATGAAATTCGTAAAGATGGTAAAGAAGATTATTGAGAACAATGGAAGATATCCAGTAAGAGTTTCGAAAGGTTTGAATTACCACGAAATGAAAGACATTACGGAGAGATTTGTATGAACAGTAGTATAAATGATATTCTTATTGAATGGGCTTATCGTGTAAATAATGGAATGCCCAATCCAAAAAGTAAGAGAGACTTATGGATTCTAGAAGGAGTATTAAAAGACTTTGGGTGGCAGTTGGCTGAAAGAAGTGTTTATATCTCAAATCTAACTGAGGCACCTAAAGACGATGATGATAAAATTATAACATATACCGACACAAAAGGCAAACAACAAAAAATTAAAAAATCAACTGCTAGAAGTTATTTATCACATCCTGATTATAAAAATGGAAAAGATAAAGATAAAGTTGCTGCTGTTAAAGCTGCTGGATTAGATAAAGAAAAACCAGAAGATGATAGTGGAAAATTAAGTGGCACATCAGATTTTGAACGAGATAAAGATGGAGATGGTGGTCATATGTCTCCAGAAGATCCAGAATGGACAAGAACTGCTAAAGCTTCTAAACGAGCCGATATATATAAAAAGGAAAAGGAAGAGGAAGCTGAACAAGATGTTATTCGAGATAAAGTTAAATTGAATAAAAGACTTTTAAAGATGACGCCAGAAGAAAGGGAAAAAGAAGTTGGTAAGGTTAGTCAAAAGGAGAGAATCAGTAATTTAAAAGCTAGAACTCAATTTGATGAATTGGCTAAAGAAGAAGAAAAGAGAATCAAAAAATTAGAAAAGTTTGAAGAAACATTAGAGAAAGGTTTAGAAACTGCTGATGCACAAGAAGAAGTTCTAATACTAACTACCTTGGCTTTTCTATATGAGGGTAGAGAGAATGCTGGTGTTGGTAAAAATATGCTAGGACATGATGATATCGATTTACTTCATAAGAATAGAAAACGCTTAGAGGAAATGTATGATGACGCTATACCAGAAGAAGTAGAAAAGGGTGTTAGGAAAGTTAGAAACAGAAAAGTTTCAGAAGATACAGTTAGGGCTAGTTATGATTCACTTCCAGAAGCTGTAAAAAATGCACTAAAAGGTAAAGGTAAAACTGGTAAATCAGGTGAAAAATTACATTTTCTTGGCTATGTACGGGAAGATGGTAGTATAACATCTGATGTAAATGACCCAAATATCAAAAAAGATGAAAATGGTAAACCTGTGGTAAAGAGGGGTAAAGTTCCATCAAATGATAGGGGAAGGCTTGTTTGGAGAATGTATTTAGAACAAGGTGGTAGAGATGCTTATACTGGAGAACCACTTGACTTAGAATCTATGGATTTAGAGCATGTTGTAGGTTTTCAAAATAAAGATAATGGACAACCAACAGAAGAAGATTATAAGAATAGAGAACACGAAGCAAATCAGGTTTTGACTTCATCAAGAGCTAATCAAAATAAAAAAGATAAAAATATGAAACAATTTTTTGAAGAAGATGTTGATAAGCATATGGATGGTGACAAACCAAAATCGGAAGAATATTTTAAAAAGAAGAAAGAGGGATTTGAAGATATAAACCGAAGAGTTACTGTAGAAGAACAAACGGCATTACGATTACAAGGTGATGTTGAGTATAAACTAAAGGGTGGTGGAACAACCAGAGATATGCATGATGAAAATGTAGAAATTTCAGAGTCAGGTACGCCAGAGGTTGCTTCTTCTACTTTAGGTGATAATGTTACTGCTGAAGTATTGGGTGATGAAATAGAACGCGCTGAACAGGAAATAAAAAATATTCAAAAACAACTTTTATCACAGCCAGATGTTTCCGAAGAGGATAAGAAAAGTATCAAAGCTATTTCATCTAAAATTGGTAAGAAGTTAGTTAACGCTATGGGATTGACAAGATATGTTCAAGACCCAAGTGGTCGTAGGGCTACTTCCATTTCTGGAACGGATGGCTATTTTAGAGGGTTTGCTATGACTATGGCAGGAACTCCAGTATCAGAGAGACAAGCATTGAGACAAAAATGGGAAGATAGTATAAAGGATTCTAGTAATAGTGAAGTTCTTGATGCGGGTATGGCTAATGAAGTAATGACTGCCAGTTTAATAAAAAGAGGTGCTTTAGATGATGATAACTTAGTCAAATACGCAAGTGCTTATGGGCTAAGCCCATCTGGTAATGAAACAAAAACTAGAGCTGGTTGGAAAAAGGATGATGATGGTAATCTGATTATTGTATACAAAGGAAAAGAATATACACCAAAGGAATATGCTCAAGTAAAATTAGATGAAGTTAATGAAAAATTAGGTACTAACATATAATGAGAACTCAACTACTTTGCACATTCTCTACAAGAGATAGACTTGATGATATCCTCGAACTTATTATAGAGTGTAATGATATTTTATATGATAAGGTCTATGTATTCCAAAATTTATCAGAACCTAATCAGATGATTTGTACTTACAATGTAACTTATGAAGATGATTATGTTGCTGAAGATATTCCAAATACTATTTCACTACATAGAAAGAAACAAACAAATACATTATATTCAATCAATGCTCTGAATGAAGTAATAAGAAGTTTGAACAATGGAGTGTTGGATAAGAGATTTCCTGTACCTTGGGAAAATTATAAAAACTCATTATTATTGACCAATGATGCGGGTCTAAACAAAATCCCTACAAAATTGTATAAGATAGTAGACACGAAAAACTTCGATAGGATCTAAAATAAATTTGAATTTTAGATAAGTAGGTGATACTTATTATAACAATGGTTACGATAGTAACTTAGAAATGAAAAATAAATAATACATAAGGAGAATAACAAATGGATATTAATTCAATTCGTAAGCGTCTTAATCAACTTCAAACAACAAACAATAGGACTTCAAACCTATGGAAACCTCAACCAGGAAAACAAGTAATTAGAGTTTTACCTTATAAACATAATAAGGATAATCCTTTCATTGAATTGTTTTTTCATTTTGGTTTGAATAATAAAACCTATCTTTCACCAATCACATTTGGTCGTCCAGACCCAATTGAAGAGTTTGCACAAAAACTCAAAACAAGTGGCAATCGTGAGGAATACCAAATGGCTCGTAAATTGGAATCAAAGATGAGAACCTTTGCTCCAATCGTAGTTCGTGGTGAAGAATCACAAGGTGTTAAGTTTTGGGGTTTTGGTAAGACTGTTTATCAAGAATTACTTTCTGTAATTGCCGATCCAGATTATGGTGATATTACTGATCCTGTAAATGGTCGTGATGTATCTGTAGAGTTCATTACTGCTGAAGAAAGTGGTGCTTCTTTTCCAAAAACCTCTATTCGTGTGAAACCGAACCAGACTCCAATCGTAGAGGATAAAGCTCAATTAGAAAATCTTTTAGAGAACCAAAAAGATATTACTGAGTTGTATCAGGAAAGAACCTATGAAGAACTTACAGAGGTTTTAAATGAATGGTTGAACCCATCTGAATCTACTGATGAAGAAGAAACTAATACTACAAAAGTAAAAGAAAGTGCTGTAATAGAAAATTCAACGAAGGTTGAAGATGCTAGTGCTGCTTTTGATGAACTTTTTAGTAAGTAAGTAAACAATAAAATATAGGGTGGCTAAGGTTTAGAGCCACTGTTAGTTATCGGTACTGCACCCATTATTGATACTTCTGGAACCACCCTTGTTTTTTTATAGGAGAAATATATGTCAGTAAAAGACGATTTGGCTGGGGTTTTAGCGGATTCCCTAAATAAAAAATTCAAAGATTATAAGGTTGCATATTTCTTAGATGGTGCCACCGAAACACCCACAGATATAAAAGAATTTATTTCTAGTGGCTCAACAATGTTGGATTTAGCTATTTCCAATCGACCTAATGGTGGTATTGCCGTTGGTAGAATTACAGAGTTGAATGGATTAGAGAGTAGTGGTAAATCACTTATTGGTGCACACATACTTGCTGAGACACAGAAAAAAGGTGGTGTTGCTGTTTACATAGATACAGAAACTGCTGTAAGTGAAGACTTCTTAGAAGTCATAGGAGTGAACATAAATAATATGTTATACTTACACTTAGAGACTGTTGAGGATATCTTTGAGGCTATAGAAGAGATTGTAACTAAAGTAAGAGAGTCAGATAAAGATAGGTTAGTAACCATCTTAGTTGATTCACTTGCAGCTGCTACTACCAAGGTAGAGTTAGAAGCTGACTTCGATAAAGATGGTTGGGCTACTTCCAAAGCAATTGTAATATCAAAAGCTATGAGAAAGATTACTCAGATGATTGGTAGACAGAAAATTGCTTTAGTATTTACAAATCAACTTAGAGTAAAATTGGGTGCTATGTTTGGAGACCCTTATACAACTTCAGGTGGTAAGGCTCTTCCATTTCACGCATCAACCCGTATTCGTTTGAAGAACAAAGGTCAGATAAAAGACTCTAAAAAGAATGTAATAGGTATGACTATTCTGGCACAAGTAATAAAAAACAGATTAGGTCCTCCATTACGAAAAGCTGAGTTCCCACTCTATTTTGAAAGTGGTATTGATGATGAGGGTAGTTGGTTACAGGTTCTAAAAGAACATAAGATTGCAAAAGTTGGTGGTGCTTGGTATACTATGAAAGACCATAATGGTGAGGAAATAAAATTCCAATCCAAAGATTGGTCTGAAAAGTTGGAAGACGAAGAGTTCAAAGAACATTGTTACAATATGATTTGTGATAAGATAATCCTCAAGTATAACAAAGCTGAAATCGGTATCGATGATGTTGAGATTACAGAAGAGGTTGTCGGTGAGTAATGCTAAGTATTTATCAATACTTGAAGAAATAAAGAAAAAAGGTGGAAGCGTAGAGTCAGAAAATCCTGACGATAAGGTATTGATTATAGATGGTCTAAATACATTCATAAGATGTTTTAGTGCTATACCAACTCTCAATGATGACGGTGCTCATGTTGGGGGAATAGTTGGTTTTCTAAGGTCAATCGGATACGCTATAAAAACAATTAGACCTACTAGAACCATCATCGTTTTTGATGGTAAAGGTGGGTCTAATCGCCGTAAGAAAATATTTCCACAATATAAAGCTGGTCGTTCAATGTCTAAAAGATTGAATAGGGCTTATGATTTTGCTTCAAAGGAAGATGAACACCAATCAATGGTTTTACAGATAACTAGAGTCATTGACTATTTGGAATATTTGCCAGTTACCACTATTACAATTGAGAATATTGAAGCTGATGATACGATGGCTTATGTCACCAAGCAGATTCTAAAGACATCTAAAATAGTTTTGATGTCTACAGATAAAGACTTTCTACAATTAGTAAATCACAGAGTTTCAGTTTGGTCTCCCACAAAAAAGAAAATGTACGATCCACCAAAGGTGTTAGAGGATTATGGAATACCATCTCACAACTTTGCTGTATACAGATCAATAGATGGAGACAAATCTGATAACATAGATGGTGTTCGTGGTTGGGGATTGAAAACTATTCAAAAAAAATTACCACTTTTGCTCGAAGACGATATACTTAATATAGACGATATAATAAATGAAGATGAAAAGCTCAAAGAGAGTGAGGAGTTATTGAAAAGAAATTATCATCTCATGCAATTGGATGAGGTAGACATTAGCACTTCTGCTAAAACAAAAATAATGGATAAAGTTCGTGAACCTATAAACAAACTTAATAAATTACAATTTCAAAAAAGGTTCATAGAAGATAGGTTATTTGCCACATTACCAAATATGGATAGTTGGTTAGTTCAATGTTTTGGGAAATTAAATCAGATGGCTGAGAAAGCAAATGGGTAGATATAGAAAATATAACTCAGAAGAAGAAAGAAAAGAAGCTCAACGAAAATGGTCTATGGAATACTATAAAAGAAATAGGGCTGTTTTACAAGCTAAGGCTCGTGAACGATATCGTAGAAAGAAACAATTAGAACTAAAACAAAAACAAATAAAAGAATTATATGACGAATGAAAATTTTAATCAGTTTGGTCCTTCTTTTCAGGCCAAAATAATATCATCACTTTTATCAGACAATAAATTTATACAAACAATCAACGACATATTAGAACCTGAATACTTCGATTCAGATGCTAATAAGTGGTTGACTAAACAAATAGCTAAGTACTTTATGGAGTATAGAAAAGCTCCTACTTTAGAAGTATTGAAAATCAAAATCAATCAGATGGATGATGAGATTTTGAAAGTATCTGTTATAGAAAATCTAAAGGATGCTTGGAGAAATATAGAGTCTACAGATTTAGAGTTTGTAAAAGAAGAAACATTAGGATTCTGTAAGAATCAAGTTATCAAAAATTCCATTATGGAATCGGTAGATTTGTTGGAACAGAAAAAGTATGATGAGATAAAGGTTCTAATCGATGGTGCTATGAAAGCTGGTAGTGAAAGAGATTTAGGACATGACTATATTATATCATTAGAAGATAGACTCACATCATCAGTAAGAAATACATTACCAACACCTTGGGATTCTATTACCAATGTTATGGATGGTGGATTGGCTGGTGGTGAGTTGGGTGTGTTAGTTGCACCTGCTGGTATTGGTAAGACTTGGTGCTTACAATCATTGGGTGCTCATTTGGTAAAAGAGGGTAAGACTGTAGTTCACTATACTTTAGAGTTGAATGAGTCTTATGTTGGACTTAGATATGATACAGTGTTTAGTGGGACACCAACTGCTAATATAAAGTTTTATCAAGAAGATGTACAAAAGGTTATAGATGGATTGGCTGGTAAATTGATTATCAAATATTATCCTACCCGTTCCGCATCTGTAAACACATTAGCTGCTCATCTCAAACAAATGGAGATACAAGAAATCAAACCTGATGTTGTGATTGTGGATTACGCTGATATTCTAAAACCAACCACATTCTATAAAGAGAAGAGACATGCAACTGGTGAGACTTATGAAAATCTTCGTGGTATGGCTGGTGAGTTTGATGTTCCGATATGGACAGCATCACAGGCAAATAGAAGTTCATTGGAAGAAGAAGTAATTGATGCCAGTAAAGTATCTGAAGATTATTCTAAGGTTATGACAGCAGACTTTGTTATGTCGGTAAGTCGTAAGGTAGAAGATAAGATAGCTAATACTGGTAGGGTGCATGTAATCAAAAATAGATTTGGTGTTGATGGAATTACCTTTCCAGCAAATATTAATACTAATACTGGTAGAATTGAAGTGTATGAATCTAGCACTGTTGGTGGTAAAGAGGCTCAAGGAAAGATGAATAATTCAGATGAATATCTAAGAAAAACTTTATCACAAAAATACAAAGATTTAAAAGGATTTGAGTAACATAAGATGATATATATTATAATTATACGTGTTGTGAAAATAATGATGTTGCTAAGGAGTTACTATGGACAAATTTAAATTGTCGGAAAATTTTATAAGTAAGTATAAAAGAAAAAAAGCACCCTTTGGATTTAACGGACTGGGTGAATTAGTTTATATGAGAACTTATTCAAGAATTAAAGAAAATGGAAAAAACGAAAGATGGTGGGAGACTGTACAAAGAGTTGTAGAGGGAACTTATTCAATGCAAAAGGAATGGATTGAATCACATCAATTAGGGTGGAACGCGTGGCAAGCTCAAGCATCTGCTCAAGATATGTATGAGCGAATTTTCACTATGAAGTTTTTGCCTCCTGGACGCGGTCTGTGGGCGATGGGAACACCTATCACAGAGAAAAAGGGATTATACGCCGCCCTAAACAATTGTGCTTTCGTATCTACGAAAACACTAAAAGAAGATTATGCTAAACCTTTCTGTTTCCTTATGGATGCCAGTATGTTAGGTGTCGGTGTTGGTTTTGATACAAAAGGTGCGGGAGAAATAGTTGTAAAGGGAGTAGACAGTAGTAGAGATGAACAAATTTATGAGATACCTGATACTCGTGAGGGTTGGGTTGAATCTCTAAAGTTGCTATTAGAAAGTTACTTTCATGGTCAAGCACCAATGGAATTTGATTATCAAAAGATAAGACCTGCTGGAGCACCTATTAGTGGATTCGGTGGAGTGTCAAGTGGATATGAACCATTACAAGAAGTTCACGAAGCAGTACGAAAGGTTCTTGATAAAAATGGTGGAGAACCAATCACAGTAACCACAATTGTAGACATAATGAATCTCATAGGTAAATGTGTTGTGGCAGGAAATGTTCGTAGAACTGCTGAAATAGTATTTGGTGATCCTAATTCAGAAGAATATTTAGATTTGAAAAATTATAAAGTTAACCCACACAGAGAACAATATGGATGGACAAGTAATAATAGTATATTCGCAGAATTGGGTATGGATTATACAGAAGCTGCAAAACGAATTGTGGATAATGGTGAGCCTGGATTTGCATGGTTAGATAATATGAGAAAGTATTCTCGTATGAAAAATGGTGGTGATAACAAAGACCATCGAGTAGCTGGTGGCAATCCTTGTTTAGAACAATCATTGGAATCATATGAGTTATGTTGCTTAGTAGAAACATTCCCAAACAACCACGAAACCTTTGAGGACTACGCTAGAACCCTCAAATACGCTTACTTATATGCTAAGACAGTAACATTAGGTAGAACACATTGGCCAGATACAAATCGTGTGATGTTACGAAATAGAAGAATCGGATGTAGTGTAAGTGGAGTAGCACAATTTATTACATATAGAGGAATCAATACTTTAAAAGAATGGTTAAATGATGGGTTTGATGTTATACAAGATTGGGATAAAATGTATTCAGATTGGTTTGCTGTTCCACGATCTATCAAGACAACATCGGTGAAACCATCAGGTACAGTTTCTTTACTTGCAGGAGCGACTCCAGGATTACATTACCCTGAGAGTCGTTTTTACATTAGGCGAATAAGAATTTCCAAACATTCAGAATTAATAGAACCATTGAAGAAGGCAGGTTATAAAATAGAACCAGCATTTGGTTCAGAGGACACAACAAATGTTGTAGAAATTCCTGTGGATGTCGGTGAGGGGATTAGAACAGCGGCTGAACTTTCGATTTGGGAACAATTCGGTTTAGCCGCTTTTCTTCAAAGACATTGGGCTGATAATCAAGTAAGTTGTACAGTTACATTTAATCCTGAAACAGAAGCAAATCAGATTGCTCCGTGTTTGAATTATTATCAGTACCATTTGAAAGGTATTTCATTATTACCAAGACACGATTATGGTGCTTATAAACAAATGCCATACGAAGCAATTGATGAAAAAACTTATAAAAGCGAGGTAAGTAAATTGGGTAAACTATCTTTCGGTGTAATCAAAAATGAAGAGGCCGATGTAGATAAATTTTGTAACAATGACTCTTGTGAGATAACACCAATGACTGGTGATAACGATGATCAAGACTATGCTAGCTAAGTGTAAGGAGAAAGGTTATGCATAAATTAGAATACTTATGGTTGGATGGTTGTACACCAACACAAATAAGACATAAAACGAAAGTGGTAAAAGAGTTTGGTAAAAAAGAAGAAGCACCAATTTGGGGTTTTGATGGAAGTTCAACAGAACAGGCTGATGGTAATAGTTCTGATTGTGTTTTGAAACCTGTACGAGTTTACCCTAATCCTTTAGAAACAAATAGTTCAATAGTATTATGTGAGGTTTGGAATGTTGATGATACACCACACGAATCAAATACAAGAAGACTATTGGAAGAGACTATAACCGATGATATCGATGAGTGGGTAGGTTTTGAACAAGAATATACTTTGTATGATTTAGATACATCTAAACCATATGGTTGGCCAGATATAGGAGAACCGCCACCACAAGGAGATTATTATTGTGGTAGAAACATTGGAGAAAATGTTTCAAGAGAACATATGAATGCTTGTATTGAAGCTGGTATTAGTATTTGTGGAACTAACGCTGAAGTTATGTTAGGACAATGGGAATATCAGATTGGAGCTGGTGGTTCAATTCATATGAGTGATGACTTGTGGGTTGCTCGCTGGTTATTAGAAAGAATTTGTGAGAGTTACAATTTGACAGCATCACTACATCCAAAACCAATCGCTGGTGATTGGAATGGTGCGGGATGCCATACCAATTTCTCTACAAAGGAGATGAGAGAGGATGGTGGATATGAAAATTTTATTTATCCAGTTATGGAAAAGTTGGAAAAAAAACATCAACAGCATATTGATGCTTATGGTGTAGATAACGACCAAAGACTTACAGGATTACACGAAACTTGTGATATAAATACTTTCCGATGGGGAGTTTCAGATAGAGGAGCGTCAATTCGTATTCCTTGGCAAGTTGCTAAAGAGAACAAAGGTTATTTAGAAGATAGAAGACCATCTTCTAATTGTAATCCTTATGTGGTTGCACAGAAGTTAGTAGAAACAATATGTCAGTAAAAAATATGCGGACAGGCAGACGACACACCTGTAGAAAAATGTGTCTTTTCATTAATGATAACAAAGGAGATTACTATGAAATATCGTAATCTATTCTCTGTACTGATGATGTCAGTAGGTATTGTCTTTGGACAAGCCGTAACTGGTTTTGTTGGCAACGGAGAAGAGCCACTTGTTGGAGCAAATGTGACAGTAGAGGGTACTGAACTTGGTGGCGTAACAGACGCTGAGGGTAAGTTCGTCATTGAGACGGGTACAGGTACTTTTGATGTTACTGCTTCATACATCGGTTATGTAGCCCAAACACAATCAGTTGTTGTTGGGGACATAGTTGGAAGCGTCAGTTTTGATTTAGAAACTGATGTGGTTGCTCTAACAGCACTTGAAGTCTTGGCTTCTAGGGCTGATGAAACAACACCTGTTGCTTATACTACGGTGGGTAAAGCTGAAATGGAAGTTCGTCTTGGTTCACAAGACTTACCGATGGCTATGAATATGACACCAAGTGTATATGCTACTCAACAAGGTGGTGGTGCGGGTGATGCCCGTATCAATGTTCGTGGTTTCAACCAAAGGAATGTTGCAGTAATGATAAACGGAGTTCCCCAGAATGATATGGAGAACGGATGGGTCTATTGGTCTAATTGGGATGGGGTAGCTGATGCTTCCAATTCCATTCAGATGCAAAGAGGTCTATCAGCCGTGAATCTTGCTACACCATCGATTGGTGGAACAATGAACATAATTACCGACCCTGCTGGTCACGAAAAAGGTGGTAAAGTAAAGCAGGAAGTTGGTGAGGGTGGATTTCTAAAGTCTACCATCAACTATAACTCAGGTCTAATCAATGATAAATTAGCAGTTAGTGGAACAGTAGTTCGAAAGACTGGTGATGGATTTATTGATGGTGCTTGGACAGATGCATGGGCATACTATCTTGGTAGTTCCTATCAGATGAACGATGAACATCGATTTGAGTTATATGCAATTGGTGCTCCACAAAGACATGGACAGAACCTATATAAACAGAACATAGCAACTTATTCACAAGAATTAGCTGGAAGTATCGATGGATATGATGATTCAGCTTATGTCGCTGGTAATAAGTTTGAACATGAAGCTGGTAGGTACTTCAACCAAAATTGGGCACCTGTTGACCCATCATATAAAGGCCAACAATATTGGTATATGTATGGTGCGAGAACAACCGATAGGTACAATGCCAATATGTTGAATGAAAGAGAAAACTTCTTTCATAAACCACTTGTCAATTTAAATCATTTCTATGATATGAATGAGGATATGAGACTAAGTTCAGTATTATACTGGTCTGGTGGTTCAGGAGGTGGTACAGGCACCTATGGGAGTGTCAAACGACTACCTGCTATTGAAGGAAATTCCTGGTGGGCAAGTTCACCTTGGACGTGGGATTGGAACGGTGAGATTGCTGAGAACTCAGCAAACATCGATTCAGCTTGGTCAGATAGTGAGAATAGGTCAACTGGCATACTTCGTAATTCAATTAACAGACAAAATACCTATGGATTGATTTCTAAATTGAACTATGATGTTTCAGATGAACTTGAAGTTCAGATTGGTCTTGATTGGAGAACTGCTGGTATTGAACACGCTCGTGAGGTTCGTGATTTACTTGGTGGAGACTACTATGTAGACTTTGCTGATGATAACGCACCTGATGGTAAGAAAGTTGGGTTAGGTGATATTATTGCTTATCACAACGAAACCACAGTAGATTGGTTCGGTACATTCTTACAGGGTAAATATGATACTGAAAAAATCAACCTTTATGGTATGGGTGGTATATCTACAATTGGATATACTTATCACGACCATTTTGCTGTTGATGCTGATGTAGTTGAAGCTCCATCCATCACAACCTTTCAAGTAAAGGGTGGTGGTAGATTCAATCTTGATGATAGAATGTCAGCATTTGCTAATGTTGGATATGTTCAAAAACCACCAATCTTAGATAATGTGATTGATTATGATGGAAATGTTTCGCAGAATCCAGACAATGAGAAATTCACATCTTTTGAAGTAGGTGGTGAGTATGGAAGTGAGTTAGTTGCTATCAAGGGTAGTTTTTATAACACCCAATGGAAAGATAGAAACCTTACCAAATCCGTAACCACAGGTCAAGGAGATTCAGGTGACACAGACATCATTTACCTAACTGGTGTAAATCAAAATCACAGTGGTTTCGAAGTAGAGTCTAAAGTTGCTTTACACGAAATGGTTGATTTAGATGTAGCAGTTAGTATTGGTAATTGGTATTTTGATGGAGATGCTAAAGGTGATTACACAGAGATGGAATATAATGATGATAACCAAATCATTGGACAAACATCTACTGAGTATGAATACGCTCTAAATGAACTCAAAGTTGGTGATATGCCACAAACTGCTTATGTTGGTGGTCTTACATTGAAACCAATTGATGGATTGAGTGTACAAGGTCTTTACAGATGGTACGATAACCACTATGCTGATTGGAGTCCAGATGCTCGTGAAGTTGATGAAGATGGTGCTGACAGAGCTCAAGTATGGAAAACTCCATCGTATGGTAAATTAGACTTGCACTTGGCTTACAAATTGCCAGAAGTTGCTGGTCTTGATATGACTCTAACAGGTCATTTATTCAATGCTCTTGATGATGTTTACATCCAAGATGCAACGGATAACAGTAAATACAATGGGTATGGTGACAAAGTTCACGCAGCTCATAACGCTGAAGTATTCTTGGGCTCACCAAGACATTTCAACTTAGGACTTACTGTTAATTTCTAAAAGGTAAAATTTGGGGGGATTAATTTCCCCCCATTTTTATCAAAAGGTTTATAATGAAAATTACATTAGCACAAAGACACTTATTCAATGATTCAAAACCCATAATGGAGATAGAAGGCGTAAATGGAAAAGTACAATGGGATGAGTGTGATTTAAGTGAGTGCCCACCATATAGAGAAAAGGGTAGTATGACAGCGCACGGAAAGTTTCCAAAATATAATTATGAAGAGTTACCAACGACATTTAAAGATACTGATGGTAATGAACACGAAATAGAAAAAATAATATCTTATATGAGCTCATGATAAAAAGATTACTTATACTATTATTATTGTTAGGATGTGATGACAAAGTAGAAGAAGAAAGGGAAGCAAATGTTATCGTAACTATGTTACGAGTACCAAGAATTGAAATATTAGATAACCTATGGATTACACCAGCGCCGATATGGGGACACTTAGAGTCAGAAGAATTACCTGTAGAAAGAATGGTTGTTCACTGGTGGAGTAATATGTATTGGGATGAAAATGATTCAAGTGGACATTATAAATTATTACCTAATCGTAGAAACAAAGCTATATGGTATGATAATTTCGGTAATAGAGATACAGTGGATGTAAATGTGGATACACTAAGATGGACAACAGATGTATATTCTATAGCCGATAGTGCAGGATATTTTTATAATACATTGACACCAACGAAAGTGATGCAGGGTAAAGGCTTAGGTAGTTATATGATGTTATACTGGAGTATTGAAAATACATTGATAGATTCACAAGAAATATTCTTAATGGATTGAAAAAAACACTTGACTTTTAGCAAAATTCTTTGTAGCTTTATATGTTGATAATGGGGATTCTATAACCTAAATGTACCAAAATTTATATTACGAAAATAAAAAAAGAAAAGTTCATATATGGGATGATGAACTTGGATATTATAATATACCCTATAAAAAATATGCTTATGTAAAAGACAGAGCTGGAACTCATATATCTTTGTATGGGGATAAACTAAAAAAGGTTTACAAATTTGATCACAACACATCAAATTTATTTGAATCGGATGTGCCAGTTGAAACTCGTGTGTTAGTAGATAAATATACAGACAGTGATGATATTTCTAAAAATCATAAGATAATGACAATTGATATTGAGGTAGAAGTTACGGATGGGTTTCCAGACTATCGTAAAGCTACTAATAAAATTACATCAATAGCAGTACATATGTCATCAAATGATACATACTACGCATTTGTATTGGATGAAAAAAATAAATTAAGGCTGAAGTCAAAAGATAATGTTATCATAGAGAGATTTGATAATGAGTCAGATATGTACAAAAGATTTTTTGAGGTATATTTGGAAACTGAACCAACCATTATTACAGGTTGGAATATCGACACATTCGATATGCCATATCTTTATAATAGGATTATGGTTGTCGTTGGGAAGAGTGCTGCAGACTTACTTTCACCTATAAAAATTGTTGATTGGAATAAACATAGAAAGAGGTATATGTTTGCTGGTGTCAGTTGTTTAGATTACTATGCTTTATATAGATTGTTTACATATACTCAGCTATCATCTTATAGATTGGATGCTGTTGCTGAACTTGAATTGAGTGAAAATAAGATAGAGTATAGTGGAACATTGAATGATTTGTATGAACACAACATAGATAAATTTGTGGAATATAACATACATGATGTTCGACTTGTAAAAAGATTGAATGATAAATTAGATTTTATTGATATGGCTCGTGGTGTATGTCATCTAGGTCATGTTCCATATGAGGATGTATATTTTTCATCACGATATTTAGAGGGTGCTATTTTAGTTTATCTAAAAAAGCTGGGAGTGATTGCTCCTAACAAGCCACCAAGACCTGAAAAGATGGATGATGGGGACAAATTTGCTGGTGCTTATGTCCAACCACCACAAAGAGGTAAACACGATTGGGTATTTGATTTGGATATTACTTCTATGTATCCATCGGTTATTATGTCTCTTAATATATCACCAGAGACAAAAATTGGTAAGTTGACTGGATGGGATATTGAAGAATTTATGAGAGGGGATAAGAAAACATATACCATTATGTCAGGTAAAAAAGAGATGGGTAAACTTACTGAAACAGAACTAAAAGATTTCTTTGATAAAAACGAAGTTTCAGTATCTTCTAATGGTGTATTATATCGTAGTGATAAAAAAGGTTTGATTCCAGCTCTATTGGAAAAGTGGTTTGATACTCGTGTGGAGTACAGAAAGTTGATGAAGAAATTTGGTGATGCTGGTGATGAAGATAAATATGTTTATTTTAAAAGTCGTCAGTTGATTCAAAAGGTTGTTCTAAACTCTTTGTATGGTGTGTTAGGTTTGCCAGTATTTAGGTTTTATGATATAGATAATGCGGAAGCTACTACACTTACAGGTCAGGAGTTGATTAAATTTACGAAAAAGATTGGTAATTTTTTCTATAACAAAGAGTTGGGAGATGACAAAGATTATTGTATATACATTGATACAGATTCAGTATTTTATTCAGCTCTTCCATTGGTAAAGAAAAGATTTCCTAATATGGACTATGATAGCGAAACTATGATGAGTAAAAGAATCTTAGATGTTGCTGATGAGTTACAGACATATTTAAATAAGTCTTATGATTATTTTGGTAAGAAGTTTCTAAACCTAGACAAACATAGGTTTGAGATAAAGCAGGAATTGATTGCTAAGAGTGGTTTATTTATTGTGAAGAAACGATATGGTATGAAGATTATCAATGACAATGGAGTAAAGGTAAACAAACTGCATGTAAAGGGTTTGGACTTAGTTCGTAGTAATTTTCCAAAGGCTATGGGTGAATTACTAAAAAGTGTATTGGAAGACATTCTGGCAAATGTACCAAAAGAAAAGATAGATGAGAGAATAGTAAATTTCAAAGATTCTATGAAGTTGGTGGACTTCGATAGAATAGCAATGCCAACTGGTGTGAAAAATCTAAAGAAATATTCTGCTGGTAAGAATGGACACTTTACTCAGTTTGCTAAAGGTTCACCAGCGCATGTAAAGGCTGCTATAAACTACAATGATTTATTAGGGCATTTTGGCTTAGTTAAACAATATGAAAAGATAAGTGAAGCACAAAAGATAAAGTGGGTTTATCTAAAACAGAATGAGTTAGCTATGGAGTCTTGTGGTTATAAAGGTTATGAAGACCCACCACAAATTATTGAATTTATAAAGACTTACCTAGACCATAAAAAAATGTATGCACAAATGCTTGAAAAGAAAATTATGATGTTTTATGATACATTAAAATGGGATGTTCCAGTAAATAAAAAGACATCTCTTGAAAGATTTTTTTGATTTTGAGAAATAACATTGATATGTATATATGTATATATCTATTAAATAATAAGGAGTAATAAATGAATAAAATCTCTATTACACGATTCATCGAAAAATACTATCTAAATGGAAATTGTTCTTCCGTCTCTTGGGTAAGTGACGGTAGCAAACTTTCTACTAGATTCATAACTGGTGACAAAAACCTATTGGGTGAGTTGTCTATGAAGAATTTTTCTTTTGATAATGTGGAAATGGGTGTTTATAATACCGAACAGTTAGTAAAGTTACTTTCTGTTTTATCAGATAATATTAGTATGGATTTATTGGGAAGTGATGATAAAGCAATTGCACTTACTTTATCAGACAGCACATCCAGTGTAAATTATATGCTATCAGATTTATCTGTTATTAGTAAAGCACCTAATATGAAAAGTGTTCCTGATTTTGAAATAAAAATAAAAGTAGATAAATCTTTTATGAATAAATTCGTATCAGGTGTATCAGCTTTGCCAGATGCAGGTAACTTTACTGTCCTCTCTACAGATGACGAATGTAAGGTTGTAATTGGTTATGCTGAAATAAACACAAATAGGGTCACTATTCCAGTTGAAACTGAAGAGTTATCTAAAATAGAAAATGTGTCTTTTAGTGCTAATTTACTAAAAGATGTGCTTACTGCAAATAAGGAATGTGAGAGTGCAACTCTTGAGATTTCGTCAAAGGGTCTTGCTAGAATTCAATTCAAAGTAGATGATTATGATGCTTTGTATTACTTAGTGGCTGATTCGAATGATTAATGGAAGCATTTGTAGATAAATCAAAAGTATCTCTTAGACCAATAGATAAGAGATTGGCTAGAGATATTATTGAAAAAAATCACTATAGTGGTAGACTGTCTTCGTGTAGATATCCATTAGGAATATTTTACGATGAAGACAGTCAACATCAATTTTTTGATAAGAATGAAAAATTGGTTGGAGTTGCTTGTTATGGGTTTCCAGTTGGAAGAAGAGTTGTAGGCTCTATTTTCAAAGAGGAAATTATAGAAAATAAGAATGTTTTAGAATTGACAAGACTATTTATACACGATGGTTATGGAAAAAATATTGAGTCTTTGGCATTATCATTATCATTCAAATGGATGAAAAAGCATGCTCCAAATATAAAGGTTCTAATATCATACGCAGATCCCGAACAATCGCATGATGGTGCTATCTATCAAGCTACTAATTGGATATACCAAGGTTGTGGTGATTTTCAGTTAGCACCAACATATTCTTTGAAAGTCAATGAAGATGACGATTGGATGCACAGTAGAAGTGTGTATTCTAAATATGGTTCTGCTGATCCTAAAAAATTGATAAAGGCTTTGGGTAGAGATTTTTGGTTGAAGAAAGAAGCTAGTAAACATAGATACATTTATTTTCTTGGTAGTAAAAAAGAAAATAGAAACTTCAAAAAAATGATGAAACACCCTATTATGGATTATCCAAAAAATTATAAACACGATGTTGAAATAACTAAAATAGAGGTAGATAATAAAAAATGGCAAGAATAGAACATAGTTTGTGGGTTGAGAAATACCGACCTACAGAATTAGAAAGCTATATTGGTAATGAACACCTAAAAAGTAAAGTAGAGGTTTATCTAAAGAGTGGGGATATGCCACACTTATTGTTGTTTGGTAGAGCTGGTACTGGTAAAACAACTCTAGCTAAAATGCTGGTTAACAGTATAGAATGTGACCATCTATATATAAATGCTTCGGATGAGAATAGTGTAGATACAGTTCGTAATAAGGTTCGTAATTTCGCTTCCACTATGGGATTTCAAGATATGAAAATCATAATATTGGATGAGTGTGATTACATAACACCGAATGCACAAGCTGCTCTTCGTAACCTTATGGAGACTTTCTCTAAACATTGTAGGTTTATCCTAACTTGTAACTTCGTAGAAAGAATCATAGACCCAATACAAAGTCGTTGTCAATCATTTCAGATTGTACCACCATCGAAGAAAGAGGTTGCTATGCACCTACATAATATTTTATCAGAAGAGAATATTTCTAGAAAAACTGCAGATGTTGCTAGTTTAGTAGATGCTGGATATCCTGACATTCGTAGAGTAATAAATTCTGCTCAAAGACAAGTAGTAGATCAGATGTTAATTATAGATAGACAGGCATTGTTAGAAAATGATTACAAATTGACATTGATTGAAGTATTGAAAAATGACAATAAGAAAGATGCTTTCAAAAAGATAAGAAAACTCTTAGCAGATAGTAAGGTTACGGATTTCTCTGATGGGTTCAGATTGCTCTATGATACAATGGATGATTGGGCTAGTGGACATACTGCTGAAACTATTTTGACATTAGCTGAGGGACAAAGAGATGACATAGTTGTAGTGGATAAAGAAATAAATTTTATGGCTACAATGGTAAAATTACTAACAATAATAAAGTGAGGAAATTATGAGTATGAAACCAATGAAACCAATCGGTGGACAACAAAAGGCTACTGTAGATTTATCAAAAGCAGATAATGTAGCTTGTAAACACTGTGGAAACCATTCCTTTATACAGAGCTTTTTTCTAAAAAGAATATCAGCACTAATGTCTCCGACTGGACAAGAAGCTATAGTTCCGATTCAAGTATATAGTTGTGGCAATTGTGGGGAGGTCTACAGAGATGGCGAAGACGCTGAAGGCTAAATCTTTATTTGACCATATAAAACAGATTACTGATGTACAGAATCCTAATTATTGGAGTGATATATCAGAAGAAGATAAAAAGAGTTGGTCTAATTATATGGTAAATCGATTCCTTTCTATGAAAATGGATTGGATAGATATTGTAAATGAGGTTCAGAAATATAATTTAGAACCTAAAATGGTATACAAGTTGTACACAAATATTTTTCCAAAGGGAAGACATTGGTTGAAGTACATCAAAGGAGATAAGAAAATGAAATATCCAAAATGGGTTTATGAAATAGTTGCTAAACATATGCAAGTAAGTATTCGTGAAGCTGTAGATGCTTGTGAAGTGTTAGATATGACTGCTGGTGGACAAGCAGAGTTAGCAGACATATTATTCAAATATGGTACAGAAGAAAAAGAAGTAAGGAAGCTTGGAATAATATAGTGTCGGTTACGGACTACACTGTTGAAGAGATACCAAGAAAATCCTTAGTTCAGTTTATAGAAAAACACCATTACTCGCATAATGTAAATGGTGTACAATCGCTATATCATTTTGGATTATATGGAGAGGGTAACTTTGGTTTACCTAAGATGATTGGTGCTATGATGTATGCTATACCATCTATGCCAGCAACAGCAGCTAAATACAATCCTATCAATCCAAATAAATGTTTAGAACTAAGAAGATTAGTTTGTATAGATGACACACCTAAGAATACAGAAAGTTATTTTATAGGTCAAACTTTTAGGTGGTTGAAAAAATATACAGATATGGAAGTCATAGTTTCTTTTGCTGATCAACACTATGGTCATTCTGGCATAATATATAAAGCTAGTAACTTTGATTATTTGGGTGAAACTGCTGGTGCTAGAATATTGATGGTGGATGGTAAGGAAATGCACAGTCGTTCATTGAATCAGAAAGAAAGACCATATGGTAGAGAGCTAAAACGGCGCTATGATAGTGGAGACAAGAATATTTTTTGGAAGAAGAGAAAACCAAAACATATTTATGTATACTATCTAAATAAAAAAATCAAAAGACAAATAAAAAAGCTTGACTTTTAGCATAAAAGTTCGTAGCTTTAGATGTAAATTGGAGTGTTATAATGAAAAATATAAAAGAGTCTAACACAGTAGAGTACACAAAAGAAGAGGTACATCCTGTCGTAGAACAAATGGAAAAGGAATGGCCCGAAATGACTGCTGAATTCCGTAGGTTGCAAAGAGAACAATATGAATTGTTTTTGAAGAAGCAGCATGATTACGGTCCTGGTAATATTTCTGTGGGTACTATGTTACAGACAAAGGAAGAGGTTCAACTGGCACTTACAGGTTTGTGGTTTAGGATGAATGATAAAATTCAGAGATTAAAAAATCTACTTATGAGTGGAAGAGAAACAGCCGTTGATGAACCGATGGAAGATGCTTACTTAGATGTATCTAACTATGGTATAATGGCTACGATAGTAAAGAATGGTAAGTGGGGTAAGTAGTGTATAAATACGAATGTAAGGCTGGAATATATGAATCAGATACTTTATTTGGTTTACTATGGGAGATGTTTAGACATAGACTCTGGCATCTAAGAAAACACGGTAGGTGGATGGATTGAAGAGAATAAGTTATAGTCAGTATTCATTGTGGAAACAATGCCCTTATCAATGGAAAATACAATATGTTGATGGTATACGAGATTATACAGATAGCATACATACCATATTTGGTACAAGTATGCATGAAGTTATTCAAACATTTTTGCATGTGATGTATACAGAAACTGCTAAGAAGGCTGAGTCTTTAGACTTAGATGATTTACTTAGGGTTAGGATGAAAAAGAATTTTGAGTCTGCTGTAAAACAAAATGGTGGTGAAATGTTCTGTGAAGAAAAAGATATGGTTGAGTTTTATGTGCATGGAACAGAAATTTTAGACTTTCTGAAAAAGAAGAGAGGACAATATTTTAGTAAGAAAGGTTATGAGTTACTTGGTATCGAAGTAAAGTTAGATTATGACTTACCAAACAATCTAAAATTTATTGGTTATCTTGATGTTGTTATAAAAGATACTGTTAGAAATGTTATAAAAATATACGATATAAAAACATCCACTATGGGTTGGAACAAATGGGTAAAGGCTGACAGTAATAAAACAGACCAATTACTATTGTACAAACAATTTTATGCTAAACAATACAACCACCCAGTAGATAAGGTGGAGGTAGAATATTTTATTCTCAAAAGAAAGTTATATGAGAACTTAGATTTTCCACAGAAAAGAGTACAGAAGTTTGTACCAGCAAATGGTAAACCAAGTATGAATAAAATGATTGCTAGATTCAAAGAGTTTATTGATGAGTGTTATGATGAAGATGGGAATCACAAAGATGTTTCATATGAAAAGTGTGTTGGGAAGTGTAAAGCTTACAATAAATGTAAAGACTTGTAATATTTATTATTGCACATCGGAGAAAAGTAATGAACAAAGTAACACTTAGAATGAAACTTTCAGAGTTTATAAATACAGAGTATGAAGAATTTATAATGGAATATATAGATACTTGTCATAAAAGACAGCCATTTTTTCTACATTTTTGGTGTAATGAAAATGAGATAGATGTGGATACTATAAATAAATTTGCTGATACTAATAAAGATAAGTTACATATTAGAACTGTCATAAAGTCTACGCCAGAATTAAAAGCTAATGACTTTATATGGTTTGATATTATAAGAAAAGAAGACGATATATCTGATGGCAATAGAAGAAGATTTGTGAGCCACTATGAATCTGCTGAAGAATTAGTGGGTTGTCTAAAAGCATTTTCTGATTGTGCTGTGTTCTGTTGTGGTGAGAAACCAAAAAAACAAAAAAGGAATGACTATGAAAGTAGCAATAGTCGGTAGTAGAAGATACACCAATCGAAGAAAGATACAAGAATTTATCCACAAATTAAAACAGAAGTGGGGAAAAGAAGTTGAGATAGTAAGTGGTGGTCAGAAATTTGGTGCTGATGGTTATGCTAAAAAGTATGCTTTAGAACTTGATGTAAAGTATTCAGAATTTCCACCAGTACACTATGCTTATAATCAACATTGTGTTCTTGAAAGTTATAAGTATGGTAGACCATATGCTGTCTGGCATTATCATGATAGAAATAAACACATAGCAGAATATTGTGATGTAATGGTTGCTTTTTTACCAAGTAATACTTATTCAAAAGGTACTACTAGTGCTATAAAAGAGGCAACCAAAAAAGATAAAAAAGTTGTAATAATAAATTAGTTCTTATATATTTATATACATATATATTATACGGAGTCAAAGAATGAATAATGTGAAACTTACTACCGTAAAGTTATTGGATGATTTATACAAAAAATTCAAAATAAGTAATTTAGATGATAACTTTACACTACAAAAGCTTGTAAATCGCTCAATGGATTTGTATTTACAAGACAGTAAATTTAAGAAAACTATAGTAGAATGGGATAATCTAAAACCAAGTGGGAGCAGGTTATGAGAAAAGAAATATTGAAGGCTAGTAGACTATACTTTCAAGCAAATCTTGAAAAACACAAAATCAATGTGAATAATCTTTTGAGAAATGCTGCAGGTGTGGCTGAACATCCTGATATCATGGAAACCATTGATAAGGAATTGGGAATTATTGCTGAGTACGATGATAAATTAGAAGTGTTAGATAAATACTTCTTAGGAAAAAATGACAAAGAGGTTTTGAATGGCTAAAAAGAAGGTTCTTCTTCTTTCAGATGACTTAAGAATGCATAG